GGCAGTAGCTAATACGGGCGCAACCCCTTTAAGTATTCCTAATAACGCATCCATGAATTAATCCCCATACAAATAAACAAAATTGCTGCCATCCAAGTAGCTACGAGTAGGTCATATCGATTCATTTTTTAGACCTTTCTTCCAGTAACTTGACCCGCACATGGAGGTCATGGAGTTCCTTGTACAGTTCCTCACGCATCTTTGCCCTGCGCTCGGCTGAAATAGGACTGTCCGTTGGCACACCTTCGTTGGTAATCAGCGCTGGCATTTTGCCTTCAATCTGGGTCAAACGGGTCTGAAATGACGATACTTGGCCCAATAGCCAGGCAATACAGGCCACCAAAATTGGTATTACCGCCTTTAAGACATCTTGCATATTCATTTTTTAGACCCCCATACCATGTAATAAGCAATCCACGCTGCCACTAAAAAACACCAAAACTGTACCCATTTAACCTTTGCCAACTCCGCATCAAAATATTTCTTATCTTCTTTTTCTAGCTTTTCAATCTCGGCCTTAATGTCAATTAACTTCTGCCATTCTTTAGTGCCGTACTTCTTTATAAAATCTATGCGCAGCTGGTACTCCTCATCGGAAATCTTCTTGCGGTGTTTGTACTCCTCAAGGGCTTTAAATATTGCCCGCTCTTTCCTTAACTCCGCTTCCCTGCGTTCCTGTATTCTTGCGTTTGCTTGTTGCTTTGCAACATCTACTGCTTCCTTCTGTACTTCCTCAATATTCTTGCCAATTTCTCTACCGGCTTCTCTACCGGTTTTCATCCCTTCGCTGATACCCTTGGCACCAGCGGATAGCCCCAGTTCGTCTGACATATATCATCATTTTTTTAATTTTTGCCATATGTCCGATACCGGCATTGAGTTGATTTCTTTCCATCCAATAAAGGTGCAAGCAAACATAATAAATAGAAAAAAAGCAAACAATACCGTAAATATAAGCACCGCAAAAATAGCTACAAATAAAGCAAAAATATTTAATATGGTGGTTAACATTTAGTTGGCCATTAGCATAATTGTTAATATAAATAACAGGATTGCAGCGTAAATTCGCTTTGCCCAATACTGTTTATTAAGTAAACGCGGGTCGTGAATTAGGTAACTCTGCAACTCCAACATATCCTCATCGCGTTCAATGTACTTTGGTTTAAGTGGATTAAGGTCGTATTTACAACCAATCTTAATTTTGCCATTGTTATATGGCACATCCATTACTTGTCTGCCTTATCGTTTAATCGGTCAAAAAACGAGGCCATAATGCTTTCTAACTTGTCAAATCGTGCTGCCATCTCAATCCGCACCTCTTTTAAATCATCCTTGCGCACATAAAGTTCTGGCAGACCTTTTTCAATCTGGTGGATGTCTCTGCGCAACTCTTTAACAGAGTCCCAAAGTTCTCTAGCAAACCAGCCAATTGATGCAATAACACATCCAAGGCCAATATTGATGATAGTTTGCCATTCCATATTAGGTTTTCATTATGTAGCAAAGAGCATAGTATGGAGGTAAGTTAGCGTTAGTTCCGCTTACACCAGCATTAGCATTAGTAGTAGCTACAGTAATTCCAGTTGTATTGCTATTTGTAGTGGCAGTTCCTTGACTTACATCCGCAAAACTTGCTCTAAATTGATTTCTTGGGGTACTTGAATCTTGAAAGAAAATTGGTGCTGTATGGGTATGACCAGGATCAGTAACAACTGAGGTTGCAGCATGAGTATGGGTAACAACTACAGCATCTGCAGAGCCGCCAGTTGCGTTTACTGCATAAGATGAGCCAGCGCCAATTACAAATCGGTCTCGCAAGTCTGGCGTACCATTCGATCCATTACATAAAACATACCCGGCTGGTATTGATCCAATTGATCCTGACCACAAGAAAATACCGCCAGATGGTATTGGGGTTGCAGCTGGTGGAGTTGCGCCAACAATTCCATACAAATTGTCATATGTCTGTATGGTTACATCGGCAGAAGTTTTTAAAACAAACTTATAGAAAAATCCCTCTGTTAACCAAATAGTAGAGGGTGGACGGCCATCCGTTCCCAAAATAATGGGGTTTGTATTGGCAATTAGCCCGCTAGAATCTGTATAAGTGGTAAGCGGAGTAGTTGATCCAGCCTGATAAGTAAAAATCTTACCGGCGTTTAAAGGCAGGCCATCATTGTTAAAAAACTGAAAACCATTGCCTATAGGGGATAGATTGACTGCCATAATTATTGTCCTTTACCAACATCTTTGAGGGGAACCATTTTTTTCTGAGCGCGTTTTAATGCAGATTTTTCTGCCATTGCCACACCCTTCTTTGCGCCATACATACCGCCAACAGTCGCTCCAACTCCAGCGCCTGGCACACCGCCAAAAGCACCTCCAACCGCTCCGCCTACTGAGGTTCCTAAAGTTCCCAATAATGGTGCCGCGCCCAATCGAATTAAATTGTGAGCCTGTATTGCTGCGCCAGGGTAGGACGCGTCATATTTGACCAAATGGCCAGCATCATGCAAGTCTTTAACCATCTGGGCCAATTCTTTATCTTCCATCAATACGCCAAGTTTGCGATTGTTGTCATTTAAGTATTTTGTAATATTGCCGGCATTCCATTGACCCTTGTTTTTAGAGCCCTCTTGCAATATGCGATTAGCAAACTGGGCTTTAATTTCTGCAATTGCTGCATCTGCTTGGGGCCGTAATTCGTCTGGCATTTCTTTTAACAGTTTAATTAAATGCCGCTGCTGGTCTACATCCATCCGCTCCACGGTTGAGGCAATCTTTTCAAACGGTACGGCGCGATTCATTGGGGATTGTGGATCGTAATCCATAATCTTGGCTACGCCTTTTGGATCATCTAACAAGCGAGCAATTTTGGTACGAATGTCTCTGGCTTTTTTGTATACATCTTCGCCAGCAACCTTAGTGACATCATTGTCAATTTTGTCTTTTAGGCGGCCAATAATTCCAGAGCGCTCATTATTCCAATTCGAATTAATGTATCTACGCAAACCTTCGGCCTGCTCTACTGTCATTGGTTTTACTTTGCCGTTTGCATCAAGTAAATCATTTTCTTTCAAATGAGCCTCAACCCCGCGGCGCAAAGACATAAAACTGTCGTTTACAGTAAAGTTAGAATTTGTATCTAAGAATTTCTGTAGGTCGCTTGGTATAACCGCTGGCTGCGTTCCAGCTACTTTTTTAGCTTGGGCATACGATTGATCCATTTGAGTTTGCAGTACATTCTTAAAATCATCAAAAGGCCGTGCAATTCGTGTGCCGCGGTCATATAAAGAAGTTTCATCAAGGCCTAAAGTTCCGCCCGTGCGCTCAACAATTTTTTGGCCAAAGTTTTCTAATGTAGCCCGCTCATTGGCTAGTGTATCTCTGTAAAGCTGGCCTACGGGAGCGTCTACTTTGCTAGTCTGAAACTCGTTAGCCGCAGCAAAACCGTCACCCAAAATAGAGGATTGACGGGCGTTTTCTAAGCCAACACGAGCCAATATTTGCTTGCGTTGTTCTTGCTCTGGCAGATTTACGCTGCCCTTTTGTGCGTACTTAACTTCTGGGAATGGCTGCGTATTGGTTGGTGCAGGCATTGTTGGGGTTTGTATTTTTGGCGCTGGTGGTAATGTAGCAGCCGTTCCACCTTGTTTGTTTTGTAATTGAGCCTGAAACTCTGCATAAGTTACTTTAGGTTTGCCGGCTAAAGTTGGTTCAACTCTAGGTGCCTCTGGGGCTTTTGGTACTGCAGTTCCTAAAGCAGTTTCTACGGTTTCTGCACCCTTAACGATTCCGCGTTGTACGGCTGGCGCAGCTTTTACGCCACCACCGGCTGCAACAGTTCCCATCATGTTTTCAATATCGGTAGCCGGTAATCCTGTTTTTTCAGCAATCCACGCAGCGCCCTTTTGGAAATTTTCACCAACAAAATTAAACAAGCGGCGAGTTGCCTCGCTTTGATATTCTGGAGTTTCTGTTACGCCAAAAGTCTTGCCCATACCAGACTCAAAGGGCGCAGCAGCTGCCGTACTTATTTGTTTAGCCTGCTCTGGCGTTTTGCCAATTGCACGGGCTCCTGCATAAGTAACTGGTTCTACAATCCCTGGAACAACGCTGCCAATGGTTGCATCATAAAAACTAGCAGCAGTACGACCAAACTGGGTTAATGGGCTGGCCTCGCTCATATCTTTAACTTTGCCAACTTTACGGGCTGGTGGCTCGGTTGTCTTAACTTCTACTGGTTTTCCTAAAATCATGTCACCAATAGGGTCGGCAACAGCTTGGCGCATAGTGGGTTGCGCAACGGCCGGTTTATTTGTTATCTCTGTGGTTACGGGCTCGTTAGTGTACGGCCTAGCCATTGCTGGCTGCGATCCAGAGGACAGTTCAAAAAACTGTTTACGAACCTCTAATGGGTAATTATTAAATTTTTCAGGAGTAGTTAATATCTCTTGTAATCGATTAGGGTTATATCCCATATCAGTAAACCGTTTTACCGCCATTTGCACCTGTGTGGGTTGCAAATTTTCAAAACGAAAACTATCTTTAGACGGTTGCTGGGATGGCGGTTTTGAGCCACCTAATATAAGTTGGCCAATGTCTTGCATTACAAATCACCTGAATTTGTTAATTTTACTAAATTGTTGTATTTACGATACAGGTCTTTGCGTTGGTTGTCATCCATATCACCAAGCAACTTGTCGGTTAATTCCTTGCGTTTATTAACATCTTTAACATCACGCGCAATATTCATAATTTCAAAAATACGAGAGTCTGCGTTTGATGACCACATCTGCTGGAATCGTTTAGCGTTAGCATCACCAAATTTTTGGGTATGTCTCTGCATTCCGGTTGCCATCATGTCAAGATTGGTAATATCGGCATCGGCGCGGCGGGCAATACTTAGCAATACATCTGGTGGGAATGTCTCGTCACCACTTGCCATACGAATTAATTGTTGACCGCCAACCGTATCTAATGAGCCACCAACGGCTTTAATGTTAGAAATCTGCACATTAGCCAGGTCTTTAGATAATTGTTTATAAGTTGGATCACCAACAATATCAGCAAATTTTCTTTTAACTGCACCAACAGGGCCTGTTTCTGGTAATACAGATTCTTCTTGCAGTTTTTGTGCGGTCTTAACAACTTCTTGTAAATTACGCCGTGCCGTTGTCAGTTCAGACTGACGCTGCACTAAACCATTTCGGTATTGGCTGCCAGCGGTGCGGTCTGTTTCTTCTTGCGGAAGCGCAGCAAAAGGTACGCCGGCTTGACGCACCGGATAAGTTAAAGGCAAACGGCCCGTATCTGGCTGCACCATTGATGTTGACGCTGGACCTGCAGCCGGAGCAGCTGCTGGTTTTGGTAGTATGGGAGCAGTCATATCTGCTGGAGTTACGCCTGTAGGCGCTGGCGAAGAAGCGGCTCCAGGTAATGGCAATGTTGTTACGGTTGCAGGGCCGCCACGGAATATGCCAGACTGACCGCCCGAACTTACGATTTGCGGTGTTTGTAATGCTTGTTGGCCAGACGGTCCAATCTGAGATTGGATTACATTATCAAAATATTGGCCAAGGTTTTTGGGATTGCGCAACGCAATTGCGTTACCCATGCGCATTAAATCGTCTACTCGTTTTTCAGGAATTCCAATAGCCACGGCTTTAGAGCGGATTTCTTGCATTGCCTCTGCGGCTTGGTTAGCGTCTCCACTATTAATTCGAGGGTCATTTCGATAACCACCAACTAAAGACATAATGCCAGCAGTTTGATCTTTATCTAAGGTAAATTGGGATTGTTGCGTTTGTGTTTTAGCTTGTTGTACCAATTCAGGGAATATTTCTCTTTCACGCTGGTATGCTTGCGCATTACGAGCCATGTTAACCATTTCCGGCAATGTCATCATTGTTGGTGGTTTAGCGCTTAATGAGATGTCTGGTTTTATATTAACTGCCATAATTTATTCCTTATGCATTAGTAGACATAGCAAACTGTTGGTATGGGTTTTGTGACATTGCATTTTGTTGCGGATTTGGTACCGCCGGATTACCGCCTGGTGGTTTCATAAACTGACTGAGCATATAAGCATTACCAATATTTCCAAGAGCGCCACTATAAGCATTTGCAGAGCCAACTGTTCCAGCAGCGCCGGCAGCTGCTTGGCCCGTTATTAATCCGGTTTGGCTTCCTGCAAAATTTTGCCCAGCAGTTACGCCAGTATTGACCGCGCCTTGACCCATTCCAGCAATATTGGCTAGGGTGTTATAAATGTTGCCACGCTCAGTCTGGTAACGGTTAAATGCATTGCCATACTCAGTTGATGCTAAATTTTGACCATAATCAGTCAGGGCGCGCATCGTATTTCCGCTTATTGCCCCGCCACCAATATTGGCTAAACGCTCTGTGGCCTGAGTTCCCATGCGCATTCTAAATGCCATACTAGGGTCTAAGTATTCCTCAAATGGGCTACCTGGCCCACTTATTGGCATTGTTTGCTCACCCATTACAGGTGCTGGCGCTCCATAATTTTCGTTATAGAATTTATCAAATGCCGCCGCATCTGAGGCAAGACCAAATTCTTTTCCAAATTGATCTTTACCAGTTATTGTTAATTGTGGAGGTGCTAAAGGCTCACCAGCATCAATCCTTCTTTGTACTTCCGCTTGTTGTTGTTGTTGAAAAGCATCTCTGGCTTGTTGATAATTGGCAGGAATTGGAGCAGGACCTGTTGTTGTAGGCAATCTATATCCAACTTGAGACTGATAGGGCTGGCCAAATCTACCTATTAAAAATGGTTTCATCCGCTCAATATCTTTAAGGGCGGCATATCCTTGTTCGCGGTATGGGGCTAAATCTTCTCTGCCTTGCTCATACATATACCGTTCTTGGTCCATAGCGCGATTAGCCGCGTCCATTTGCATTCTTGCAGAGTCTTTTGCGGCTCGTGATTGCATATAGCCGCTACCAAGCGAAACGGCTGCAATAGTACCGGTAACTGGATCAGGCATTCTCAAACTCCTTTACATAATCTTCATAAGTCTCGCCATACAATTTGGCAACATACTCGGCAGCATGAGCCGCCCCATCAAACCCGTGAACTAAGCGCACTACTTCTAATATTAAATCGTAGTACGCAGCCCGCCACATATAGGCCTTGTGTAATTGTTCTCTATTATCTTCCAATTTGTTAGCGCCAATCCACTTCAAAACAAGAATACTTACTAAAGGCAACAAATTGTGGCAATGGGTTTGGAAAAAATGATTTTGGGGTAATTCCACCATAACCTGATAAATTACCTTTTCTTTTTGTTTTGGGTCTACTGGGTCATCATCGCGCCAATCATCTAGCCCTTGGATAACATCAAAAAAGTCCAAAAGCCACCGTTGCGCAGTCGGCGGCAAACTAAGAGGGGCAAGTAATTGTGCATTCATAGGTTGTAATAGGGAATTCTTTTAGACTCACCGTTTACGGTAACCTCAATAAATCCCTCTGGGTTTGCTGGCAAAGTAGCCGATCCAGCCGTAGCCGTTGTGGCGCTTGAAAAGTTCAACAAGTTTAATAAAAACAGCTGCCAGGCGCGAGTAGGCCGTCCCGTATTATCAATTAATGGGCTGGTTGGTAGCCGTTGATTTTGCGGTGTAGACATTAATTTTCTCCAGCTTCGGCCTTTAAATTTGCTGAAATAATGACTGCCTTGACGGGGTCTGAGATAGATACCTCAAAAACCTTATCACGGGAAAACCCTAACCGCCGCCAAATAGCACGATTTAGGTATTTTCCTTGTTTTCCAATACTTGTCCAATATTCATTAGACCAAGTAGAGCCGCCGTCATTAGACCAGCGCAACATAGCCTGGGGGTCATCCCCTTGGCCGGTAGATAGTCCAACGCCAGGCTGAAACTGAATCTGCAACTCATGGAAATACTGGCGCTGCAAGTCGCTTGTAATGTGTGGGGCTCTGCGAATCCGGCGGATTGGCTGGCCATCGTCTGTGTAATAGTTGCGGCTTAACTGATAAATCTTGCCGTTTTGGTAATCCCCAACCAATACTTGCTGGTTAAAGAATGCGCAGCAATTACCACGGTGTCGCTCGTATTCATTCTGATTGTTACGGTACAACCATTTATGCCAAAGGCCAGTTGTGTTGTCAAATGCCCAGGTAAGGCCGTTATCACCAATTGAGGGAAAGGTCACCACATAGACCTCATGGCCTTCAAGCTGATAGGTCCACGCTATCGCATTAGACACATTCTGATTGACTAAGGTTGTTTCTACCGCATGGGTTGATATTCTTTCAGGAAAATATCCATTCATGCGCACAACCATTGCCTCACCGCGATTGTTTTTGGAGACATATGCAAACGAATTACCCATCCGAGACATAGAATATTGCGCTGCAATACCTTGTTGGGTAGATGTACCAGGAATCCTAGTAAATGGAAATGGCACCGCGCCCGAATTAATCCATACTTCGGAGGACATCTCACCCAATAAATAAACTTCTCGGCGGTCAACAATAATCGACACAAGGTCATCGGGTGAGCCATCCTTACTAGCAAATGATAGCGGGTCGGTAATAGGGCTTAATAAATCTGTGGCAGCCCAAAGCTGCGAATCAGGTTTGTTATAAACAAAATAATTGTCGGTAATATCAACCGTTCCACCACCTTCAAATGGGCCGTCATTAGCTGGTAATACGGTCCAATTCATGGCAAATATAGTTGTGCTACTAACAGTCTGGGACGCGCTAACTGTGTAAGTACCTACGCCTCCTGATCCTGTACCAAACGCCTTAATAATCGTGCCATCGGTTACGCCAGTACCATCAATGGTTTGACCTATCCGCAAAGTCCCGCTAGTGACCGCAGAGACCGTAAGGGTTGTTCCTGATATAGCACCAGTAACAATAGCAGGAGAGGCAACCGAGTTAATAGTAGTGGATGCAACAGTTTGCGAGTTGCTAACCGTATAAGTTCCAACCCCACCGCTACCTGTACCTAACGCAGTAATGACGGTATTTTGGGAAACTCCTTGACCAAAAATAGCTTGGCCAACAGCTATGGTTCCGCTCAAAACAGAGGTAACTGTCAAAGTCGTTGTTGATATTGATCCAGTAAAGGTTGCTGCGGATGGATTGGATATAAACCATGTATAGCGATAAGTCTCATCAACAATGTAGACATTCACGCCGTTATCCACAATTCCGACCAAGCCGGTAGAGGTATTCATCTGGCCAATCATTTTGGGCGTGTAGTCTGATTCCATGACATATACAAAATCACCGCATACGGTCACGACCTGAGCCCCACCGGACAGGGTGCGAATACCACGCACTTCTTCTTGATTGGGAAGAATTGCTACAGTTTCTAAGCCTGGTGTTGGATAAAGCGCTATGATTCCACGGTCACCTTGCGGCTTAGTGGGGTCTATTTCAGGATAAAAATTAATGCATTCTTGGGCATCCTGATAAATAGAGGGAGCCTCGTAAGCTGCGCCAACAAATCCAAAGTCTGGCATTAAAAGCCTCCGGTCAGAATCCAGCCAGCGTCTGCTCTCTTGCCTACAATTAATGAATCCTCAAATCGAGCCACTTGCATTGGTTTCATATTGTTGCGTTTAATAGTTGCCTTAGCGTGGTTAGCAAAGCCGTTAATCATCTGTATTTGCGTTGGACTAGCTTTTCCATACATCGGCATCAAACGCTCGGCTAAACACCATCTAAGGGCCATTAAATAGCCTTGTGGGATGACTATCTCATCGTTAATGGAGGCAAAGCGCTGAAACAGGGTATCGGCAAAAATATGCATCTCGCCTTGGGATGGATTAGGCCATACGGTAACTGTTCCCAAAGATTCGCCTGGCTGATAGTACAGGGCGCGAGGCCACGGACCATTGAGAGTCTTTAAACCAATCAACTCATAGTTTTCTAGGTTAAGAATAGCCACCGGATAATCTAAGCCACCATTCAAAATAGGCTGGCCATTGGAGTTAGTGTTTACCCTAACAAATGCAGAATTAATGGATAAAGGGCGCTCGTAATACGCACTAATTGTCGTACTGGCTACGGTCTGCGAGATATTAACGGTGTAAGTTCCATTGGAATTAACATTACCGCCCGCACCCGATTTAAAACCAGTAATCTTTGTACCAGCTGCCACACCAGAGCCTGACAATGTCATTCCAAGGGCAATGGCGCCACTAGAGACATTGGTAACGGTTAAGGTCGTGCCGCTGATTGATCCAGTAATAGTACCCCCGATTTGGCCACCCGCACCAATGGTGTATTGGGTTTGGCCAGCGGTCAGGGTAAAAATAATTTCGGTCTTATAAAAGACCATCATTTGCTCATTTGACCATTGGTCAACCATGTCATTGAGCATATCAAATGCGTCTTGCGAGTCCGCTGGAGCGGGAGTTTCACCAGCCTCCAAAGCCCCAATGTCTTTTAGGGCGCGGGAGATGATGTCGATTGGTTGTGTCATATCGTCACCTTAAATGTGTCCACGGCCCAGGGCGGTTTAGTTGATATTTCAAAACTAAGCGCATCCAGCTGCTCTTGTAATCTGTATTTTATAAGATGTTTGCCGTCTTGGGTAGCATCTAAATCAAGCCAATGGATAACCTGGTGTTCTGTTGTATCTTCATCAACCATGTGCGGAATAAGCATTTTCCAGTTACCCTCTGTCTCTACGGAATGCTTACTATCCGTTGCTTTGCACCAATATTTAACGGATTTAAGAGCCCCATCAATAATAAGAGTTTCTAATATTGTCCATTGATATTCAGTCATTATTTGCCTTTAATTACCAAGGTACACCAGACTCTTGTGCCGGATTCTTTTGCGCTTCAATCTGTGCTGCCAAACCTTCCTCTACTGTGTTTTTGCCAAGCGATTCTTGCACCCAGCCAACAACTTCAGCTTCAGTCAAATCAATGTAAGGAATGTATTGCTTGCCAGGTTGCTCTGTGTAACCTACTGTGCCGTAGGTAGACGCAGAGTAATCACCATCTACTGCGTTTACTGTGTAATGTACTGTAACTACAAAGCCATCAGAAGTAAGTCTGTCCATCTGTACTACATTCCATGTAAAGCTCATACTGTAATTTCCTTTAGTTCGTCTAAGGTTGTAGCTGTATCAGCCAAGTTAGTAATATCACGCAATCTCTGTTTTTCAGCAACAATAGCAGTCGTATCTGCACCAGACTCTAATGCTCTCTGAAAGGCTACATCTTGTGCTTGCAATAGTGGTGTACGTTCTGCACGTAAACGAGTTTTTGTTATTTCTTTAGCCGCAGCTAAGTTAACAGAAACAACACCATCAACTAAACGCCATGCGTCAAAAAAGTCAGCTGCGTCTTCTGGCAGTTCTGAGGCATCAACAATAATAGCGTGTTCTGGGCAGTCCTTAGCCAGCACGTCTTCAATTGTGTTTGTCTCTAAATATTCTGGTGTTGGGTACGTAACTGATACATTCCCATTTTCGTTAGTAAAAATAATTACTTGTGACATTTTATTTCCTTATCTAGTTACCATAACTGCTGTGTTAGCGTCTTCTTGAGAGCCGTTAAAAAGCATGTTAAATATTTGGAAACTTGTAGTTGTTGGGGTGCCTTCACCTACTATACAGCGTGTTCCACTACCACTTGATTGATTAAATGGCATAGCAGTAACGGCGTAGTTTGCATCTGGCATAGTAAAAGATAAATTAACTGTGTAATGGCCTGTACTATTTCTAGTTACAGAAGATACCCCACCAGATGAAGATATAGCGCCGCTAGAACCAGTAAACTTAACCCAAGCACGAACACCGTATGCTGTAGCTACTGAGCCGTAACCTGAGTTGAATAACAGATTACCAGAAGTATCAAGACGCATCCGTTCTGAACCACCAGCATTAAACTTCATTGGTCCATATCCAGCACCACCATAGTAAGAAGATTCAATGGTAATGCCGTTGGTTGAGGTGCTATCGGTGCTAATAATACAAAGTGCAGCAGTTGATGTATTTGCTACACGAAACTGACCGCCAACAACTTCTAGCTTTGCGTTGGCAGTTGTTGTTCCAATGCAAACATCACCACCAGAGGTAATACGCATCCGTTCTGCGTTGGCTGTAAGAATTGTTATGGGTAGGCTTGAAATAGAATTAATTTCCAAACTAGTGTCGTTGGACTCAATTCTTGCTCGTTGCGTAGTATTGTCGTTAGCAAAATAACGAATTGCTCCAGCGTTTGCGCTTGCTCTGCCACGAACTCTAATTCCAGTACCGCCTGAGTCGCTTTGTATATCTAATGGTGCAGACGGACTAGTAGTGCCAATACCCACATTACCTGATGAATCAATCCGCATACTCTCAACACCACCTTCTGTAAAGGCAATAGTGTCGGCTGCTGGGGAATAAATACCTGTGTTGGTATCGCCAGTAAATGTAATGGCTGGGGCTGATACTGTGCCAGCACCAACAATTGTTCCAGTTGATGCTAAAAATCCAGTAGAGGGATTAAATTGCAACTTGGTAGATGATACATTCTGACCAGTAATTGATCCGCTTGTAGCGCTTGTAAATGCTAAATAACGAGTTGCATTTGTAGTCGTATCGTCTGTAATTGTTAAACCGCCTGCTGCAGATTGCCAGGTTGGGGCAGATGCGCCATTGGAAGTCAAAACAAATCCAGCCGTTCCGGTAGTTCCGGCCAAAGAAATAGTGTTGTTTACCCTTAAATCAGTAAATGTGCCAGCCAGCGGCGTTGTTCCGCCAATAGCCACATTGTTCATGGTTGATGCGGTTGTTGGATTTACAGTCAACGCGCCCGCAGGCGATATTGCAACAGTTCCAGTTCCGGTAGGACTAATTGCTACCGCAGCATTTGCTGGATTAATGTTAGTTGCTACATCAATAGAAACATTGTTACCACCACCGCCGCCCCATTGAATTTGAGGGGTTCCACTAGAATTTCTTAAATTACCACCGCCTGATCCTGCAGCATCAAAATTAGTACCTACAAAACCAGTAGTTGCGGTAACGGTTGTGCCACGAATTGTATTTGCAGTTGTATTACCAATGGTTGGGGGCGCGGATAAGTCTAATGTGCCGCCAAGTGTAAGGTTTCCGCTGCTTGTTACCGTTCCCGACAAACTAATGCCAGATACCGTTCCAGTACCGCCTACAGAGGTGACCGTTCCCGTGGTTGGTGTCGCGTATGTTGGTACGCCACCAGCCAAAGTTAATACTTGACCGTTGCTGCCAGCTGCTAAAAATGTTGTTGTTCCAGCGCTACTTTGATAGGGAATAGAACCAGTTGCGCCGCCTGCAAGGTTGGTGGCCGTTGTAGCCGTTGTAGCCGTGGTTGCAGTTGTTGCGGTGGCTGCGTTACCCGAAATCGAGCCGGTAATTGTGCTGCTGACTGTCAATCCAGATAGCGTACCAACCGCGGTAATGCCTGTATAAGAACCTGAAATTCTAGCAGTATCAATAGTTCCGCTAGTAACTTGGCTGCCTGCAATAGCAATACTTGTATTAGTTGCGCTAGTAATCTGACCTTGGGCATTGACTGCAATGGCTGGAACCGTGCTAGCCGATCCATAAGTATTGGCAGAAACACCAGTATTGGTAATGCTAAAAGTATTTGCTGCTAACGATAAACCGGTGCCAGCAAAATAAGCGCCAGACACTTGGAAGTTTGACCAATTGACCGCGGTAACTCCAAGAGTGCCGCCTGGCTGAATGTAGCAATACCAAGCTGAACCGGATAATCCACCGGAGGTTATAAAAACCAAAGCAGACACCAATTCGTCCCAAGTATTGGCATCTTCTGCTCTTGCCCACGCGCCCGCAGCTGCCACATAAATACCGTTTTGCGCTGCGTTAGTTTGGTCTTTTACCAATACTCGATCACCAGCAACGACTGCCACGCCATCAATTGTTTGTGCGCCTGATAGGGTAATGTTGGCCGTTGTTCCGGCACGAACTGGCTCTTTCCAAGAAATACCAGCCAATGCCGCGTCAACATAGGTTTTATTGGTTAGGTCATTACCGCCAACAGGCAGACTTGTTGCGCTTGCCGAGGTAAACGCCGCAGTTGACGGGGTTGTTGCCCCAATCGTAGTGCTATTAATCGTGCTATTGGTAATGCTTACCCCATCCAAATTAGGGTTTGTAGGGGCAAAAAACGGCGTTCCAGCAGGTCCAATTAAGTTAATGCACTCATACGGCGGCAAGGGCTCAAAAGTTCCTTGGACCGGCACTATATTGGTTGTTATAGTCTTTGCGGTGTCGTTGGACATGGTAAATCCCTTATTCGTTAGCTACGAGCGTCAAATAAAGCGTGTTTGTTGTTGACGAAATAGCCTTAATAAAAAAGTTGGGTCTTGGGCAATCAATAATAATTGGCAAAAACATACTTGGAGCCAAGATAAATGACCCGCTGCCACCAGTTGACGCAATCGCAGGGGTAGCCATATTGGAATCAGTTGTGCCAAAAGTAATCGCTGCCGTACCCGTTCCAGTATTTAGGATAGCCACACGAAATGCAAGGGTTGGCGTATCTGGGATTAGTTGTAAAGCGGATGATGCGGAAGTTGTAAGGTCCAGCCGATAGGTTGGAGAAAGAATTTTAAGGGAATCCATGATTAATCCTTATGGTTAAGTTTGTTTAATTATCCTACTTTTAAGCCAATTTCCAAAGTGTCCTTGAAAACATTTTAGTCCTATGTGACCCATTTCTATCTCTGGATCAACCCATACTTGGCCGCCAATATCTCGCCATCTAATACAAAAAGAATAATCCTCGCCAAATTTATATTTCAATTCTTCGTTATAAATATAGTCAAATAATGGATAAAACTGCTCTGTTTTGCATTCATGGTGAAATCCAGTCTTTGGATAGGCCTCAATCATTTTTGTTATGCAATTACGACTAATTTTCATAAATCCCGTGGGAGCGCATTGAACCTCCAATAATCCGGTAACCGGATCGGCCCATAACTCAGGTTTATCTAGGTAACGAACATTGTATTTTATGGGCTCTGCTCTTGAGGGATATATTCCGGCAACTAGATCAACGGGCGCGTCTACTAGCCTTAACAAAGCACCAGCTTGCCAGGCCACATCTGAATCTATAAAAATTAACTCATCGCAGTCGGAATGATAAAAATTAGTGGCAATTACGCCTCGACAATCGGCAATTAACGCATTTCCAATGTCATCAACTAAGGTAAATTTATCGCCTCTTTTGATTAAAGAGATTAAATCGGTAAATAAGGAACGCATTGTTCCCATATGAACTGTGCCAGTATAGGCCGGCATTGCAATCATAATGTGTTTCATGCAGTCTCCGTAAATGGAAAAAGCCACCCTTTATGGGGGTGGCCTTTCCAATCAAACAAACATTTTAAGCAGTAATGCCAATGTTTTTTAACGCTGTAATGATGGCATTAACAGCAGCTACCGTTTCAGCAGTAGTTGGGGTTGCAGCCAAAGATGTAATTGCAGCGGCTTGAACTACTGGAGTCTCGCCGTAAAAACCAACCTCACCTCCTGCAATGCCGAGTAAAACACCATCGGCTGCACTTCCGTTCATTAGGAAGTTGGAGGTTTGGGTACTTGCTGGTCCTGGATTTGACATGATTAGGTTCCTTTCCTATTAAGCTGCTACGCGGCAGGCGAGTTCTGGATAAAGCGGAGCCCAGCCGTATAAAACATCTAAACGGGTTGGGATGGAGTCGTTGTTAATGGTGTATTGACGCACCACACGAATCGACAAACCATTGTCCTTATCGCTTGCACGACCTGCAAAATGTACGCCGTCAGGCAATTGGAGGTCGGCTGTAGCCAGGGTAAACGCATTGCGATGGAATACCAAGTTCTGTGGGCTGACAATACCGGTCTTGTTGAACGGTGTGACAACTGCAGTTGACGAGGTAGACAATACGCTCACATTCTGGAACTGGCCAGCAGTAATAATCGCTGGGGAAACAGTTACAGATGCTGTGCCGCCAGAAGTGATGGTTGTATCGGCAGTAACTACAAAGTTACGCAATACATTACCACCGTATGGCTGGCGGTTCTGTGGGTTGACTGCGAATACACCAGCAATCTGAATCGTATCGCCTTGCTTCAAGTTGGCGTTAGCGGTTGCAGCTGCAATGGTAATTGTCGAGGTCTGAGCCCAGCCAGTTGTCAACGAACCAGTAAATGTGCTGGTGTTGGTAGACAATGTGGCGGTTGAGTAAGAACCATAAGTATGGGACACAATGTTTTGGTCCATATACCAGTTCATACCAATGGTGTCGCGACCCATCATTCCCTTTTCGTACTGACCAGAGATAGTGCCTTGTGGGTTAAAGAGACCTTTTAAGGAGCCAACAATCGAGGCACCTGTAAAGGGATCAACCACGCAAGAACGCTTGCCATCGCGGGGCGAACCTTCGCCGTCCAAATAAGCCTGGGCGGTTAGGAATGTTGCGATGTCAGATGGAACTACACCAGCTGTACCAACGGTATTAGCTGTGTTATCTACTGCCATTGTGGTGCCGTCAAAGTCAATTTTGTTGGCAATAGCAGCGATTGCTGGCTTCAAAACACGGTCAGAGAACATATCTAACGATAAGGTCAAATCTTGTGTTGTGAACTGCGTATCCACATGGAATTGAGTGCTGAGGGTCACAGGGGTTGAGGTCTCGTTGAAGTCCTCGACATTTAAAGCCGGTCCGGTGGTACCAATGAAACGGCCAGGACGGCGTACATTGACTGTGTTACCAATCTTTGCACCGATAACCGCAAATTGGTCATCATAGTTACGGTCTACACGACCAGTAAAGGTCAAACTGTTTTCCAAGACCATCAACGCCTCGTTGGTGATCATGGAGATGCTTAGCAAGTTATTTGCCATGATAATTCTCCAAATTAATTTTAAAGTTATCCGTCATCTAATCTTCCCAGAGGCCCTTGCAGCTTTCCATTGCTGGTAGGTGCCATGAAACTTACGGTCGGAATCCAAAGCAATATCACTAGGATTACCACCGGCTTTCAATGGGTTAATCGGTGCCGGAGCATTTGACTTCTTCGCAACAGGTTCTCTTACGCTCGGTTTAGTTGGCTCTGATTTCTCAAATTTAGCCTCTAAACGCCCGATGGCACGGAGTTGTGAAGTGATGGATTTATCCGCCAAATCACGAGCGAACTCTGGATTTTCGGCTAAGTAATATAGGATTTGTGGGCCTACATCACTCTCAATAATTGCATCGGTGACCGGTTGTGACACCGAGACATCGCTTGACGCAATCATTTCCTCATAATCCGGCAAATCTTGTTTCGCATTATCTAGTCGTTCTTGGAACTTCTGTCGCATCCGCGACTGTTCCGCCTCAACTTTACGAGCAAGTTCTGCTTGATCCCGCTCCCGCATCTTTCGATCAGTAGTCCACTCGGCCAGAGCCTCAGCATACTCTAGGGCATCATTAAATTGCGATGGGTCTGGTTTAGGGTCTGGTTCTTCCGATTTTGGCGGATTAGCCTTAGCTTCCATGTCCCTCAATCGCGCCTCAAGAGCCTCACGAGCCGTACGCTCACGATCCGCTTCTTGGCGGGCCGCTTCGCGCTGCTTGGTCAGTTCTGAAAACCGCTTCTCAAGTTTCGGGTTGTGCTTCTTTTCACCTGCAGCAGCCTCTGTTTCTGCCTCTGGTTCACTCCGCTCTTGCTCAACAACCGGCTCCGCTTCTGCGGCCTCAGTTGGAGTTTCCTGAGTGGCTAAACCAAGTTTTTGTGCATTAAACTCAGCTAAATTCTCATTTGTTACCAGGTTCGCAGCTTGTTTCCTTGCTGGTTCCTGCACTACTTCTGCATCGGACATGGATTAACTCCAAGAATAAACCCGATGAACCCATCGGTAGGTTAAATCTATTAGAAACTGTTTTTCGATAGTTGTCAACGAGGCCCCATTGGTACGCCAGGGATTGCAGGTTGCTCTAACGGCTGCGGTTGCATTTCTTGTGCTGCAAACTGCGCTGCCATTTGATCATCTATTCCAGGGTTCACCATAGGTTGCTGGGCAATCGCCATTTCTTCACGCAAAAATGGTGACTCATTCATATTTACTTCGCTCTCAGCAAACGAGGCAACTTGGCCTTGTTCCGCATCTCTGCGGGCCATTTCTTGCTGCAAAGCGCGTGAGTCCATGCCCTTTAGTAACAGTTTGGTAATAGCATCTAACTCGGTCCGGTTTTGGTCGGTTACTGCTTTCATGTTGGTTTGATTGACTTTAGCCTCATTAATGGTCTCGGTGTTGTACGCCCTAGAGGTAACATCCATGAGTTTGCGCTTGGTCTGGCCTTCTTCTTTCATACGCTGCACATCGGTTTGGTGTTGCAGGTTCAAGGTCAAGGCCGCAATCTGTTGTTGCATATCGGCAACCATCTTTTGGCTGGCCATCAACTGCATTTGGACCTGTGGCGGAATATCCGATTTCTCGTCAATCTTAGCCAATGGGTTCATAGCAGCTAGGCGGTCAGCAATAACATCTGCGCCTGGGAAGTCCATGTTGCGGAACACTAAATCACCCGCAGCTTGGAATAGTTCAGGGTTAGCCTGCAAGAGCGGGACCATAGACTCGACTGCCTCTTGGCGCTTGCTTTGGTAGCCTGGGCCTGTATCCATGTAAACATCGTATTCGCCCACAGTTACATCGTTAAGTATCTTTTCTGTACCGCTTTCATCCACGGCGCGCTGGTTAATCGTTACCATTTCGGGCTGGTTATCGTAGCCAATAATCCGCATGACCCGCTCTTTATCGTAAATCTTGGGGATTAAATCTAGGATTACGCGCCCAGTTTGCTTGAGGGAACGGGTCAGATTGTCGTAGTAATGGAAGTTCGACATATCAATCTGCATCTGCTGACCGCGAATAGCCTTACCAGACATATTGCCTTGGGCCATCATATTTGGGTCAAATATCCCTACTACGGTCTGCAGGTCATTGTTGATAGCGCTTGTGGCTTCAACGATTCCGGCAGCTGGTGGCTCTGGTTGCAGTCTGGTTGGCTGCGGCGCGGGTTGTCCCTCAATGTCTTTTTGCTTGTAACGCAATACTGGCGTGGCTTTGATGTTAGCCAAGTTCCATTCATTCTCATGGCCTTCGTCTTGTCCTTCTGCCAATAGCCATTTAGCCTTGGGCGCGAGAGCAACCGACTCAGTTAAGGCAGTACGCCAGTAGTTGTACATCCGCTGCGGGTCTTTAGCCATACGCACAATGCCGTACTTCTTGCGCTTATCGTCAACCACCAGTTGCTGGCCGTAGACGGGAATAATGGGGATGTACTTACCAATCCAAGTAGATTCCTCAAGGATTTGTAAGCCGGTTAGCTTGGCCCATTTGATGGTTTTGCGCATGGTTTCACGCTCGGCAACCACCTCAATACCGGCTGCCATCATCATGTCATCGCTGGGTGCGTCCTCTTTATAGACTTGCGTACCGTCTGAGAGCATGAGCAATTTGGTCTTTTTGCGCTCGGTATACCACCACTCAGCTATGCGAATGTCATCTTTCATAATCCAATCAGCGTCCGCATCGCCAGTACCACGCATATTAAAGTTGCCGCCATCGTCTGCGTTAGGGTATTGGGCCTTAAATTCTTTCTTGCTCATTACCTCAGTAATCAGGCAGCATTCGGCATCTGAGCCGTCTGGCATCTGACTGTTAGGGTCATAGTAAACAGTAAAAGGGTTGGCAATGGGTTTAATGTAGATTTCTTGGTCAAACGAGTCTGCCCGTGTGTAGTCGGTAAGAACCCGCCAATAACCCCAACCCATGCGTACGGCAAACTCAAAGGCCGTATCGTAGGCGGTATCTGCGTCCGAATTGACCTCAATATGCTTAAAAATGCCCGTCAAGATGTCCGCTACTTTAGCGTTGGCAGCCGAGTTCATCGAGTGCGCTTTCATGCGGGGTCTGGCTTGGCGCTGCTGGTTACAGACCTGGCGGATAAAGCCATCCAGTTTGTTAATCGTTAAGCAGGGTCTTGCCTCAAGGTTTCGAGAGTTCTGCACCTCAACTGGCCATTGATCACCAGATGAGAACTTAAGGTCATCCAGGGCATCCTGGCGATTGTAAGAGTCCGCATCATTGGCGAATCTCAAGAATTTTTGTGCGTCTTGTATACGCTGGTCGTTTGCCATAATCATCCCATCCATGATCCAGCCGGCTGTCGCACGGCTTGTTTTGTTACCGATTTACGGGGCTCATTCACCACTAATCCAAGATATTTAAACGCATCGGCACCGTGGGAATAAATGTCGTGCAGCGGCGTTTTACTGAATTGCTTGGTATCTGGGTCCACATCATATCGGTAATGTCTTAAACATTGTAATCCTTGATGGCAATTTTCTCTATCAAAATAACACTTGTTGAATATTGTTCTGGCTGCATTGATGGAGTCCGCAGTTGGAGTTCTTGGCACAATCTGCACCTTGTAACCTGCTGCCCTGACAATATCGGCAATCGAGCGCCCAGCAGCTGCCAGAGTTGAGTTCTCAGCATCATGCGGTAGCCAAATGGTGTCATAGTGATAGCCGAACTTCTGCATCTCGGCCATGTAATAGGACATGGTCTTTTGACTGTCCTCCATGTATCGGACCAATCTGATCTCAAAGCCTATAAATTGAACAAACCAAATGGCCGTATTATCCGACCAACCGAGGTCAAAAACCGCATGAACCGGTTTGATTGGGTCATAAGGTACGCGGGTAATGCGCTCCTCCAGGTCAGCACGGGTTATCTCATTGGCAAATACCGCTCCGTCTACGGTCTTACGGCATAGGCCTTCCCAGACAGTGTTGTAAGCCTCTGTGTCCCGCATTTGGAGGTTATCTTTTTCCTCCCGCAAGGTCATAGGAAACCAAGGGTTATCGCGCCAGGTAATTTTTTGGACTATCGCGTTGGTTGGGGGCGCGAGTACAAACCGCTGATATGTGTCATCAGTTTCTAGTTCCGGGTTAAAAGTAATCCATATCTCGGAGTTGTCCTTACGAATGGTCGGGATTAGGACATTCCAGCTTGTTTTAGAAACAGTCTGGGCCTCCTCAACCCAACAAATGTCTACGCCCTCAAAGGATTTGACATTGGTAATATTGTTTTTAAGGCCAATAAAGAAGAACTCTGAGCCATTCTTACCCCGAATACTGGTCTGGGTGACCTCGTAAAACGACTCTAATCCAAGACTGTCAATCTGGTCTGTCAGTAATTTGTGTACAGAATCTTTAATAGAGACCTGAAACTCACGGGCGCAAAGAATGCGAATAGGGTCTTTTGCTGCCTTAATAAGTAACGCTCTGGCAACTCCCCAAGACTTAGCGCCACCGCGCCCACCATAAAGAATCTTGTATCTCTTTGGCTCAAACAAAAAAGCCAGTTTTACGGGGAATTCTGCGTTGGCTACTGCTTTATCTAAAGTCTCAAGCATCTTGTGGTTTTACAAACATGACCTGAATACCAGATAAAAGCGGAGTTCCATCGGCGTTTTCTACTTGGTTTGTTTGAACGGCCTTACCATCCAACCGGTCAATGACCTCTTTCACAGCCCAGGCCTCGCCTTGTTCAGCTTGCGTAACGAGCTGCTTAACAATGTTTTCCAGCTTTTGAGGTTCTTGAGTTAGAACCTTTCTCAGCTTGTCATAAAACATCTTGCCTTTCACGGCATTAGAATTTCCTATCGGTGCGGCCATAGTGATTAACTCAATCAATAAGTTCCAGTTACATAATAATAAATCGTTTCTTGTTGTTTGTGTTAATCTTATAGTGTAAACTGTTTACTCTAATGGAGGAGTTATGGAAATAATCAAATCGGAGTTCTGGCATATCCTACAAAAACACATTGCTTTGAGAAAGGGCCAAGATGAGCGCAAATGAGATGGCAGATGATCTGGATAAGTTTGGCCAGTTGTTTAAGGATGTGGCTGCAATGCTGCGCCAACAATCTGACCGAATAGTGGCTTTAGAGCAAAAACATAAGGATGCGTTTGACTATATTGAAAAGTTACTTAAAGAAAGGCATTTATGAACGATATGTATCTTTATCTATCAGGTGAGCAAACTATTGTTTATTCCTTAAACTTTGAAATGCTTACTGGTGAGCAACAATTAGCGGTTCTTAATCGCACGATAGACCTAATCATGGCCAAAACTGGTGAGGTTATCGACTCTTTGGAAGTCCAATAAACATCTGTAATGGGTCTTGGGTAGGTTTACTACTTAAAAACATTGCTAATGGGTCACCAAATTGGGTATACGCAACAGTTTCTTTGGCTGGAACATCCAATCCAAAAGGATTTGTAACGGTTTTAATACCTAAATTGGTCGTTCTTTCATATCGCTCATTAAACGGAAAGTTTTCTCGGCGCTCATTCATATTGAGCGTTTCTCTTGCTTGGGTCAATCTTGACTCGGCCTCACCGGCCAACCGTCTATAGGCCTCTGTATCAGACAATTCGTCAAATCGTTTTTGTTTTGCGCCTAATTCTTGAAACTGACGCGCAGCCTCATCGGTTTTCTTGATCTGGGTCATAGCCCGTTTTTGTGCGTTTTTCGCGTCTCGCAGGTTGTCATATGGCAGGTCTTGATACTTAGCATCGGATGAAAATTTACGGTCTTGAATAAATTGAGCCGCGCCCCTAAACCATTCATCTCTGGCTGCGCCTGGCTTTTTAGGTTGTGGACCAGCCTCACGCCGGTAATCATTACCGTATACATACCAATCTTGCAGATTGTAAATAGTTCTTGGTTTGATGTTTTCTTTGGTCGCAATGTCACCAAGCCGGACCATGTATTCTGACCTAGCAGCTGCGCCGTAATCGTCCCAATATTTACGGTTAGTCGCAAATGGGGTGGCCAAGGGCGCAAGTTCAGACTTAATTTGGGCTTGAGCAATTAGTTTGGCAGATTCTGGACTACCACCGCGCCCCCAGTTTTCGGTCTGTTGGATAGCGTGTTGGATTTCATGCAGCAATGTTGATCTGGCTGCATTGGCTTGCTCGTCTGCGGTTTGGCCAATATGGGTTGCACCACCAGTTGTAACCAGTTTCTTTTCTTGGTCGTAGGCTCCGCGTATGTCTTTACGGGTCTCACGCGCAATTCTTAGATTGTTAACAAGATTAGGGTAAGCCTCCTCAAGCGCATTATGTTGCAATGCAGAAGTTAGACGAACTTGTTGCGCTGGTTTAGTTAATATTTCCCATCTAGCATCTTCAAGAGCCTTTTTTTGGGCTGCTGCAGGTATTAAATTTTCACTACTTCCCACACCTAAAAGACCAACCTTTTCTGGTGGAATAAATCCTCGTTGTAATAATAATTTGTTTGCTAAATCAATTTCATTAGGCGCTTTTGGTATTTTTTCCATATTCAATACTGCGCCATAATCAGGTATCTCTTGCCGCCATTTATTGTCTAAGCCGCGGGCAGTCATGGTTTCGCGCCAAATATCAGAGGGTCGCGCCCCAGCCTTTTCCATTTCTACGGCTTTTTCGTAAGCAGGTTTATTCCAGGCAGATGACTTGGGGCCAATAAACATACCGGCCACATTAGGTACTTCGGAAATTTGGCGCTCAAACGCCTCTCTGTTACCTATTTGTAACCCCGCATCACCCATAACCAACGCAGCATCTATGTCCGCCCTTTGATTAGCAAGGTTTTTCATGGCAGTTGGGCCAATGCCCATAACATAATTTTTTTGGGTTTGGGCTAAGGTTGTGCGCGGCGCATATTTTGCTTCACGCAAAACATCTGACAATGTGGCCATTATTTCTTCTTCTTCTTGGTTGCAGCCTCACGCTTAACTGAGTACGCAATAGCCACGGCCTGCTTAACTGGCTTGCCCGCAGCAATCTCAGCTTTGACATTCTTTTGGAATGCCTTTTTGCCAATGTCTTTAATGAGCGGCATTACTTTTTCTTTGCAGTTTTGGCCGATTCCTTAAAGGCCTTGGCAGTTGGAGCGCCCTTAGTGCCTGGGCTACGCATCTTCTCAGGAGTCTTTCCAGCAGCCTTTTGGCGCTCGATCCTTTCCCTTTTAGCGTGAATATTGGCGTAGAGTCCGGGTTTAGTAGCCATTAGCAGTTCCAGTTCTTTAAAGATGCAGCTTTACGGGTTGGTCTGCCCTTTTCGTCCTTCATAGGACCAGGCATTCCGCTCATTCTTGCGCAAAAACTTTTTTTACGGCCTTCGTCAGCTTTTGTTTTAGGGTTTGGAGCAGGTGCTTTAAGGTTTGCATTATTTTTTGCATTGTAT